AGAGCTCTTACAAGAGAGAATCTCCCCTGAGTCGGCAGCAGAGTTAATGCAATTATATGCGGATGCATACTTTGAAGACCCTGAATCCACACTCGATCCCATTCACATCAAACTAGAAGAGGTATTTTAATGGCTGTACGTTTCAATGCAGAAAAAGCAATTGTAGAGACCCCTCCCAAGAAAACTCGTCAGGGAACAGGGAAACATACAAAGTATGCTGCGACCTCTCGTAATAACAAAAAGAAACCTTACCGTGGTCAAGGTAAGTAATAATCGCAGCGTCCTCACGGACGCTTTTTTAATGTAAAGAAACCTAAATATCCGGAACTCCACCGGAAGTGTCACTATGGCTGCTCTGATTTGTAACTTACCGTCTGTAGAAGTATGGGTCCGCAAAGAATACTTAACTGATCATCAAAGCGGGCACGGGGAATATGTAAAGGGTGTATGGGTTAGTTGCAAGAGTATACCAGGAAGAGCATTTTACTTTGAAACGTATTTACCTGAGTATGCTGCAATGTACGACAAATTGCCCATCAGTGCCTTTGTAAGCGCCCCTGAAGCGCCCGTTCCTGATATGTCGTTACCCAACCTCCAATTCTGGAATTGTATGGATTACGGGGTCGTTTCGATCCATAAGCAATTCATTGGAAGTATGGATTTTGAGTGCTATACACGCGATCATGGGATCCAAAAAGGCACTTATATCTGTACAATAGACAACTATCATCAAGATTGTGATGTAATTGACTACGCAACGAGTGAAAATCCTGCAGAACATAAGTCACATAACCTAATTGAACTTGATAATGGTCAATATGCACTGTATCCAAACAACAGATTACGCATATTCGACAACTCACTTACTCCAGAAGAACCAAAAATGCCTGATTTTAAGGTTTCTACTGAATTCTACAGTGTAGAGAATGGCTTTGAACGACTTGGTATGGGTCGAGAAGACGAATATTTCTGGAAGACATCAAAAGAACGTAAAAAAGAGGACGAAGACCTGTTAGATATGTACAAATCTCAGGATGGAAGATATCCTGACCCCTGATAAATATAAAAAAGGGATAGCAACCCCTCTAAAAGTTCTGATTTCACGTAAATCAGAGGCTAAAATGGGAAATTCGCCCGTTGATAGAGACAAAAAATACATGAAAAAAATGTGGGGCACCACAAGATTAGTAACAGATTACATTACGGAGGAAAAAATGGCATCTCAGAATGATTTTTTAGACAATTTAGCTGCAGAACAGTATGAGAAGTTGATTCGCGAAATTATGAATGATGATAAAGATCCCAAAAAGACAAGTATTCGCAAAGAAAGTGAAATTTTCACTAACGAAAGCGAACCAGAGACACTTTTTGAGTAAAATAGGTAATAAATAAACATATTATGCTCCAAATAAATGGCGGTAGAACGCACATCCAAGCCTTTTAAGGATATTAGTCTCTCATTTGTTAGAAATCCCGCAACGGACGACGTAACTACGTTGTCTAATGAAAGATCTATTGCTAGATCGATCAGAAATCTTGTGTCTACCTTAAGAGGAGAGCGTTTTTTTCAACCAGATCTTGGATGTGATGTAAATAACCTATTATTTGAAAATTATCTTGACCTAAACTCAATAAATGTACTTGAAGATGAAATTCGTCAAACTATAGAACAATATGAACCTCGTGTTGAACTAGATAGTGATTCTGTAACTGTTATTGCTGAAGCGGACAATAATGAGATTGCAGTAAAGATAAATTTCAGAATTGTAGGAATTGAAGCGCAACCTCAAACATTAGAATTCATCTTCCAACCTTTAAGATAAATGTCTTTAATAAATTTTTCAAATCTGGACTTTGACCAGATTAAACAATCAATTGTTGATCATCTAAGATCAAATTCAACCTTCACGGATTATGATTTTGAGGGATCTAACTTATCCGTACTGATAGATACGCTTGCATATAATACATATATCGCTTCATTCAATGCTAATATGGTTAGCAATGAAGTATTCATCGACAGTGCTACTCTAAGAGAGAACGTAGTATCACTGGCTAGAAATATTGGTTATGTACCCCGCCCAAAACGCGCTGCAAGGGCGGCAATTTCATTTGTGGTATCATTTGACCCAGACGGCACTAAACCCGTCACACTGACCTTAAAGAAGGGTCTCGTAGCGATATCTGCTGCGGCAACTGGAACTAGAACATCTACATTTGTAATTACAAAAGACATCACTGTTCCTGTTATTGGAAGCACTGCACTGTTCGCTGATGTTGAAATAATGGAAGGTGTTATCATAGAAGAATCTCATACTTATGATCCAAATGTAAGAGATCCTCGTATTGTTCTAAATAATCCAAATGTAGATACTACATCATTAGAAGTAAGTGTAAGAACCAATTCTTCAACAGTCGGTGGAGATAGATTTACACTAATTAATAATTTGTTTGAAGCAAAAGATATTGCTAGAGTATATTTTGTACAAGAAGTACAAGATCAAAGATATGAATTAATTTTTGGTGATAATATCTTCGGTAAATCATTAGCAGCAGGTAATGTTGTTGATTGCACTTATGTAATGAGTTCTGGTGCTGAAGGTAATGGAATCAGAGGATTTACCTTTGCTGGAAACTTAATTGATAATGATGGTGCAGTTATTACAGAGGGTATTAGTCCAATTGAAACAATTGCACCTTCTGTTTTCGGTGAAGATATAGAATCTATAGATTCTGTTAAGAAGTATTCAACAAAAGTATATTCTGCTCAGAACAGAGCAGTAACAGCGGCAGATTATGAAGCTATTGTTCCTACAATTTATCCAGAAGCAGAAATTGTATCTGCATATGGTGGAGAAACTTTAGATCCACCTCAGTATGGAAGAGTCTTTATTGCAATTAAACCAAAGTACAGTCAATACATGACTGATTTGGATAAAAGAAATTTAATTACAAACATTCGTTCATATTCAGTTTCTGGTGTGGATGTTTCAATTGTTGATATGAAATTCCTCTTTATTGAAGTTGAATCTCAAGTTTATTTTGACTCATCCAAGATTTCTTCAGCATCAGCTCTTCAAAGTTTAGTTATTGATAATCTGAATGCTTATGCTAAGTCTGCAGAAATGACTGGTGTAGGAACAAGATTCAAATATAGTAAAGTTAGCAATCTTATTGATAATACACATCGCTCTGTTGAGTCTAATATAACTAATGTTCAAATGAGAAGGGACTTAGTTACAACAACTAATGCAGTTGCTACCTATGAAATTTGTTTCGGTAATCCAATCCGAATCATGCATGAGCAAACTAACTATAATATCAGATCTAGTGGGTTTACATTAGATGGTGTTGATGGAACAGTATATCTGGGGGATATTCCAAGTGACGATGGTGTTGAAGGAAAAGTAGTTGCATTTAAATTAGTTGGAAACAATGAATCTCAAGTATCAAAAGAAGTTGGAACAATTGATTATGAAAAAGGAGAAATAATGCTTTTCAACCTTCAGATTGAATCGACATCTAAAGAGTTAAATGGTAGTCCAATCATTGAAATTTCTGCCTCGCCAGAATCAAATGATATTATTGGATTGCAAGACTTGTATCTACAGTTAGATGTTTCAAATAGTGATATTAATGCGATAGTAGATAGAATCTCTTCAGGAAGTGATCTGTCGGGCGCTACATATATTAGGAGTTCTAGTTACTTCGATTTCGGAGAGAAACTAATCAGAAATTAATAGAAAATGCACGGAAGCCTAAACAACAAAGTAAGACTGTCGTCGGTAGTTCAGAGCCAACTGCCTCTCTTTGCTCAGGACAATTATCCATTTCTAGTAGAATTTCTAGAAGAATACTATAGATATCTTGAAAACCCTGGTCAAGCATATGATCTATTAACAAATCCCGATTCATATACAAAACTAGATTTTGTTGCGGATTCTATTGCAACAACAGAACTTGTAGGAGATATTGATGCATTTGCAGACACCATAACAGTAACATCCACAAGTGGATATCCGTATGAAAATGGTCTCCTTAAAATTGACGATGAAATAATATACTACAGATCAAAAACAGAAACTACATTTGATGAATGCACCAGAGGATTTAGTGGAGTAACTAATTACGATACTCCTGGATCCACTGATACATTAACATTTCAAGAAACTAATGTAGCAGAGCATATTTCAGGTTCCCTTGTTAGTAATCTTAATGCTTTACTTCTTGATGAGTTTTTTACAAAACTAAAAATTCAATTTGCTCCTGGATT